CAAGACTGAAACCTTGTTCTGCTTCTAGTCTTGAGATTGGAACATTAAGTGATCTGAATAATTTTCTCTGAAAGTAAACTATGTCATCTATCTCACCAAGATTAGAACCGCCTGGAAGTGTGGTAATCTCTGTTCCTCTGCCACCCTCTCGTCTTGGTAACCAAAAGTCCTCTAACATTGACATATGATTTCTGTCATCTCGTATCTCACCAGTAGATGCATCATACACTAGTTTATTTCTATATCTATTCATCACATCTTTTAGATACTGTTCTGCTTTTATCTTCGGTAAGTTACCAACATCAATGTAGAATATTCTTCTCTCTGGTGCTCTTGATATACGATAGATTACAAGTGCGTCCTCTATCATACGCAACTGATTTACTGGTTTGATTGCTTTATGTAGATACGATAGAACGTGTCCTTTATTTGCATCTACTAAACCAGATGGACAAAATGTAATACTATCTGGTGATATTCGAATACCCTCTGACGGGCCTGATGTCAACATACCTCTTTCATTGTAAAGATAATACTCTTCTACTTTTTTCACTAAGTTAATACTACTACCATTCTTTGGTGTTTTTACCACCTCTCTAACTTTTTTAATTTTTCTGGGTTCGATAAACCTAAGTTCCATCACACCCATTTTTGGATTTTTCTTATCAATCACTTTGTGATAGTACAATCTACCATCAACATACCATCTACGAAATATGTCGTGACCTTTTGTGTCAAAGTCTAGAAGTCTGAGAACACCATCAAACTCTTCTCTTACTCTGTCTTTTATTCTTTTTGGATATGGAAGTCTGTCTAGAACTATTGATACTGACTGATCTTTTTCGTCAGAAACAATACCCTCGTTTACAATATCTTCAATCGCAGAGTCACACTCTGGTTGTTGTGATATGTCACGATATCTTCTGATTAGATCATGTTCTGTGCGATCTCTACCATCTGCATCTAGAACTTGACTATAGAAACCACCACCACTTAAATCAATAGTGCCGTCATTAGACGAGGGGGCAGTGAATTTCTCACTACCCTTATCGTCTTTGATTCTTTCAAACTTGAAACCAAATAGTTCTGCCATAATATCTCCTACTTACTATTGGTATTTAGTAGGTTAGATTTAGAAACTTACGCCAGATGGTTCGTAGTGTTGGTATCTCCAAGTTACTTCAAATGTTTCTATCTCACCAGCTTCTGCACTACTCAATGCAATATCACCGATAGTCAATGGATATGCACTTCTGAAAATATATGTCTTCAGAACTGTGTCATCTCTATCTAACTGTTCTACAAATAAGTCTGTCTGATAATCAGATGGATTTATTACACCAGTATTGTTCGCAAAGTCGTTAATACCATTGTGCCATAGTTCCATTGCATTTCTTACCATAAAGTCTGTGTCGTTGTAGAAAGTAGTTGACCATGTGTCAGGTGCTGGTCTATCTCCAGAAACATAGATGTTTCGACCTCTGAATGGAACTGCAATCTCACCAAGTGTTGATGCTGGTAAGATACTTGCAGTCACTAGGAATGATGCTCGTCTTACATCAAGACCTATCGCAATCCCAGAGGGTGGAGTTATGGTAACTCTAAACTGATTCGCACGAGCACCACCACCGATTAAGTTAGCTTTAAAGTCATCTATGTTTGCCATGATTAACCTCCTACCTCAGTAAATGCGACACCAGTCCTCGTTGCAATGAAGTTCAGAGATATGAAGTTAATCGACCTGTTTGGTTTGACAAAGATGTCTGCAACAAACTCGTTTCTGTCTATGACTTCACCAGTATTGTTGGTTGCATCTGCGACCACACTAAAGTCTGATATACCTCGTCTACCTTGAACATCTCGTAAGAAAGGTTCTACCAAGTTTCTAAACTGTGCCCTTGTAAACTCATCATTGAACTCAAAGAGTTGGAACTTGGCCGCAGTTGCGATTGCTTTTTCCATGAGTAAGAATAGTCGTCTTACATTTATTCGGTCAAACGCACTTGGTTTTGTTAATGCAGTCTTATCTCCAAAGAGTGTTACACCTTGTCCAGAGAAGTTCACCACAGGATTGACTCTTGCACGATACAATCTATCTCTCTCTGCGTTGTTCGGATTGTAAGAGAGTTTGATTGCACCTCTTATTCTACCCCTGTTGAAACCAGCAGGTGAGAAAAATGAGTCTGCAACTTGGTCTGTGAATGCACACAATCCAGCGATATCTCCGTTGAGTGGTACAAATCTGAATAAGTCATTGTACTTATCGTACATATATTTGTATCCACTATCGAACACTACAAAAGATGATGATGGACATAGATCAAATGCAGTTATCACATTGTCTGTTTGTGTAAGTGAACTATTGACACCGACTGTTGCAGATCTATGTGGTGACACGAATGCGACACAATCTCTTCGTGTTTCCACAAAGTTTGTCAACATTGTAACGTGTGTGTCTTGAGTTGATGAACTGTCACCAGCTCCACCACCTCGTCCACCTAAGATTAGATTTACATCAAGTGACTCTGTATCTAAAAATCTGTCATATGCAGTCTTGAGTTCACCAGCGGTCACTGCATAGTCATCAGTTCCACCAGAGAGTTCACTTCTTGTTGGTGCAGAAAGAACTGCGTATGTTGATGAACCATCTTCCAAGTCAACATTGTCACCACTATCAGTTCCAGACCCATCTGTACCATCTAGTAAAAGTTTACTTCCAGCGTCTTGTGAGTTAGAGTCTGTTCCATCAAGTAGTATGTCACCCTCTTGAGTTCCATCTACATCTGTTCCCCAGTTTGTTCCACCTGTATTGTGATCCATCCAGTAAACATACTCTGATTGTCTGTATATTACATCTGGGTAGAAAATACTATCTCCTTGTGGCCCTTTTGCGTTATTATTCACTGAGAGATTTGCAAATGTTTCTAGAACTGCGTTTGTTCTTTGTCCATTTCCATCCACACTGAAACCAGAAATCGCACCAGTTGTATCATAAACAACTATGTGTATTTCATCTAATGTTCCTCTATCATTTTGATCTGCATATGATGATGTGCCTGGAGCACCATCAAACAAATCATAGAACCTCCATCTTCTTCGAATGCTTGTTCCACTTGATATTGTGCTTTGTAGTCCCTCACCATTTACGTTATCTTTCAGTTTGATAACTATAGTGTCTGAACTTCCACTATCGTTTACAGATGTTACTTCGTATTCGTGACCATCTGTTTCACCAAAGTTTACTAGGTCACCAATACCAAAAACGGATGCGTCTGTAACATCTATCGTTGTTTGTCCTTCTGCTTCTTCTGACCTCGTTGTGGTCACAGCAGTTTGCTCGTAATTAGCTGCACTAGAACATATTGAAACTCCTAATGAGTTACCATGTGTTCCAGCAGTTCTTGCAGCCCATTCACCGACTGAACCTTGTCCGTCTGCGAATGACTCTAGATAATGATCTGTGTTTCTTATGAGTAGTCCTGTACTACCAGCGGTTGCGTTTAGTATGCCAGATTCTACTCGTACTACGTTGAGTTGGTTTGTATACTGCAAAAAGTTTGCGGCTGTAAACCACCACTCATACGCATTGTCTGTAGTTTGAGGTTTACCAAATATCTTTACCAACTGCTCCTCTGAAGATATATTCGTTACTTCAGAAACAGGCCCTTTTTCAAAAGGACACGCAATTGCACCGATTGATGTTGCAACTGCTGGTACGACATTAGTTAAATCTACCTCTTTGACTTGAACGCCAGGAGAAACTAAAAATGCCATGTTTTTACTCCCTCTATTAAAAATGAGATTATTTCATAATATTTATAAAAAACAACATTCTAAAAACACAATGTTTATATTCAGAAGTTATAAATATCACTATGAATGAACATTACAACAAATACAAAGAAACTATCAAAAAGGTTGCAAGACGACACAGATTATTGAAAGATAAGTGGATTGCAGATTATTTGATGTCTAACTCCTGTTCACATTGTGGTGAGTCTGAACTCATATGTTTACAATTTTATCCAGATGATAGAAAGATAAGAGCATTATCTAAAAGGTCTGAGGATAAAACTGAAGTACTGGAGTATATATCAAAAAACGAAATTGTATGTAGAAACTGTTTTCAGAAACGAGACTCAAATATTATAGGAGAATAGAATGAGTAATTGGGAAAGAGATACAACCAGAGTGATTAAAAATAAATTATTGGAGGATGTTTTTTTTGGTGAAGTTCCATCAGATATTTTCGATTGGTTGAAAAAAATAATTCAAGAAGTCAAAGAAAAAAATTTAGATATAAGAACCACATTAGCTGGCCATTTAAATCAAGAGTTTGAAATATACAATAGAGATAGACCACCAAATGGTGTTGTTCGACCAGATAGCACAAATTTTTTAAAATATAATCAGTTCATTAGTAGATGTTCATTTGATGAAAAATTTGAAAGATTTTGGGAAAGGCAAGTATTTTTGACAAAAAATTGTGAATTAAGTATTAGTTCAACTTGGGTCAACTTTCAAAAAAAATATGAGTTTAACCCACCACACTATCATACAGGGATTTTGTCGTGGATTATTTTTATGAATATACCTTATGATTTAGAAGAAGAAGATAAAGTATTTCCAAAACTAGGAGTTGATTCCTCAACATCTAGGTTGTCTTTCTTAACAGTAAGAGGTGATGAGGTTGGTTGTGTAAACCATGTGCGTTTAAATGTTGATAAAAGTTATGAAGGTAAAATAGTTGTATTTCCATCATCACAACAACATCAAGTATATCCATTCTATACATCTGATGACTATAGGATAACTGTTTCTGGAAATGTATTTTTTGATGTGGATAAATCTACCAATTAGTATCATACTGTCTTACGATTGGACTCCACCTAGTTCCATATTCGTCCACCATTTGACCTACATTTTCATCTTCGAGTCCGTTGACAACAAAACCAAAGGGGGCCATATCTTGTTCTAATTGTTCCTGTTGATCTTTAAACATTTGTTCTCTCACATCATTGTTGGTGAGCTCTTTAAAATATGTTTGGTCTGTCGCCCAACAGAATATAAACATACACGCAACCAAGTCGTCATTACACCCATCATCTGCTTCAAATGATGACCCCTTGACTATAAACGTAGATAGTTCATTGATACAGTCAAAATCCTCTACGATTATTTTGTCACTTTCTAGTAATTGTTTAAGATTAGAACACCCTATCTTCTTAACTGCTTTTGTAGTCCTCACCCCTAGTTGTGCTTTACCCCCAGAAAAACCACCACCCATAATCTGACCAGCACGACCTCGCATGGACGCCATAACGAGATTATCATACTCCATGTCAAATTGTAATGCATTTGCGACCTGTTCACCTATATCATTGACCTCGACTAGAACAAACGCTTGATTATAAGCCCTTGCAACGTGATATATCTTCTGTGGAAATAATAGTGGTTTTACCTCATTATCTCTATACTTTGCAACTACACGATATGGGACTTGTGTTACGTCAAATACAACATACGCAGAGTAATCATTCTTTGTTCCCCTTGATACGTCTGCGACCATAAAGTATGTGTGACCTTTTTGTGGTTGTTCATATATATCAAGTCCAGCATTAGATTGTAATGGTGTCTTGTATGCAAGTGTTCTCAACTTAGATGGTGTGATAAGTGTGTCGATAGACCCAAGAAACTCACACTCAAATTCTGTCTGAAACTGTTGTTCACTTGTGTTTGCAATAGTTTCCTTTCTCCACTTTTCATCACGACCAGGCACCTCACTCCAGTGAACTTCTATTGGTATGTAAGAGTTTCTTTTCTCCTCTGCGTCTGTCCAGAGTTTATAGAACATATTCATACCATGTGGTGTAGAAACAATCATAACTTTTGTAGACTTACCAGATGATATCGTAGGATACACAGAACTGAAGAACTGTTCTGCAACATTAGAGGGAACATATGCAAACTCGTCTAGGAATATGATGTTGTAAGAACCACCACGAACTGCACTTGCAGACGTTGATGATGCAAGTATCTTAGAACCATTCTCTAACTCTAATGACCCTTTGTTCCATGACATCACCCCTTGTTGCAACCACTTCGGTAAATGTTCATACGCAAGTTGCAGTCGTCCTAGTAAATCTCTTGCAGTCGCAGCTTTGTTTGCAAGTATCGCTATGTTAACACTTGGATTGAAAAGTGAGTAATGTAGTAGATAGGATATCATAGTTGTAGACTTACCAGACTGTCTTGGTAACTTACAAATTGTGAAACGATTTTTGTGGAACGTACCTACCATCTCTTTTTGAAAGGGGTACATTTTGAAAGGTATTAAACCCTCATCAAGTGATACTATTCGCACATAGTTTTGTATGAAGTAAAGTGGGTCTTGCATACATCGTGCATACTCTTTTACCTGTTCCTCAGTCCACTCCTGTTGGACATTAGCTCTTTTAAGATTTGGATTACCTAGATATGTAAAATCACTCGTCATTGAAACTATACCACCCTGTTATGATATATTTATCTGAGTTATTGTTTACCACACCTCTATGCGTGTGTGTCCAACCAGCAGGCCATATAATTGTTAAACCCTTCTCGCATGGTGTTGTTATTTTTTGGTGATAGAACTCTGTGCCAGCATTATCTAAAGTATTTAAGTATGTCATAAAAACTAAATGTCTTTTACCATTTTCACCATTGCCATGATTTTCGCAATGCCACCCATAAAAACCTTCGCCTGGTTTATAATGTTGTATTTTAATATTTTGTCTTATGCTATATGAATAAACATGATTACTTAGAGGATATCTTAATTTATACTCATCCATGATACTAGATAAAAGTGGTAAATAATTATTCAGAACATTAAATTCACTAGGCTCTATGAATATCTCTGTGCATTTTTTTATTTCATGTAAGCCATCTTTCCATGAATTTTCTCTTGAATTATAAAAATCAATTAATTCATCACAAACTTTTTCTGGGATATACCAACCACCCACGAAAGAATTGTAATCTAAATCATACTCCTTAATCATGAGTCTAAATGTCGTAGAACTGAATTATCAGAACACATAAACCATTTCTGTCTACCATAATCATTTTTTTTATCTAACATTATATTAAATGCAACTGTTATTCTCTCATCATCAGATTTATTTTCCTCAACTGAGTGTTCTAACCAAGATGGAAAAAGTATAATCATACCATCTTGTGGTGTAATATTATAATCTATGTAACCATCATCATAATATATATATTCCGACATACTTTGCATCCAAGAGCCTCTTGGATCATAAAATTTAAATCTACCAGAATTTTTAGGCACTTTAACATAATAAACACCACAAAGGAAAATAGGACTATATGGCCCATGTGCGTGTCTACCATTACTATCACCCTTTTTATTAATATTAATCCAAAAATGTATGTGAGATATATTTAATTCTTTTGAATTTTTTGGTATGGTTCTTAAAATATTATCATTAAGTTCTTGATTAAAAAAGTTCTGACCTTGATATCCACCAGCATTTGAAAAAGATGTACCTATATTATTTTTTTGAAAAATTTTCATTTCGTTGATTAATTTATTATTGTCTATATTTAATTTATCAATCCAAATTGGTGTTTGAAAAAAATCATGTCTTCTCATTTCACTTTTTATCCTTTAACATTTTTTGCAATTCAGCGGTAGAACCTACAAATAATGCATTGGTAACACTCTTGGGTGCAGAGTTTGGAACTTCTTTAAGTTTCTTCATCTTCTCTTGTAAGTCACCAAGTTTCTCCGTGACCTCTGCAACTTGTTTGATTAGATTACCAGCAACCTCATATCCTCTAGGGTGGTCAGACTCTTTTGCAACATTCAATATACCCTGTATTGCATCTTGACCTTTTTCTATTAGATTGTAAAAGTTATCTCTCTGATATTTGTAATCTGCATCAACGTCATCTAAATCATCAGATGGTTTAGGTATAGGTTTACTGACAACAACCTCTTTGGGTGTAGGTTCTGAAACTCCCAGAACTTCATTGAGTATGTCGTCTGCATCTTTCATAACTAATCATTGGTTGATGTCTTGTCTGTACCAGTTGTCAAATCTCTATCCTTTGCATCTTGGAAGAAAGACACAGTTTCATTAAAACCAAAATCATCATCAGAGTCAGCAGTGATTGGATCAGGTGTGACTGTATATCTTTGTTCTCTTTTTGGAGCTTGGTCTTGTAGATTTGCATATTGATCAACTTGCACAGTCTTGATAACTTTTGCAGAAGTGACAGGCCCGTACAGATAAAACTTTGCAGTGAACGCCAGTGTATAGATAATTGCTCTTCTTTCTGCGTAATCCCCACGATAACTATCTTCATAACTTATACTGTTAAGAACTATCGGAACATCTCTTTTGACACCCATGTCTGCCATATCATTTATTGTGAGTGTGTAGTCTGGTTGAAAGAATGGTAAAATTTGTTCGACTATCTGTAATGCATCATCTGAGTTTTTCGCCATTGCATAAAGTTCCATATCAAGGTTGTATGGAACAGGCATGAACTGTGAGTCTAGTTTGTTTGAATCATCAGAAGAACTTTTGACTTTTTTAAACTTCTGCACACGATTAAGTTTTCTTGCTGGGTCATAAGATAAGTTCTGTATCTCAAATCCCAATCGTGGTAGTGTAATCGCAACCTTTGTGTTTAGACTTGCATCTGCATCTAATCTAGATAACCACTTTTGTTTCGGCCCATATGCAAGTGGAACTTTCATTGTCTGAACGATTGTACCAGCATTATTTTTTCTTACTAAGTTTATATTATTGAATAGTGTACCAAATGAAATAATGACTTTTCGCATTGTCTCATGGTAAAATTGTTGTCCTAACATTATTTACTCCCAGCATCACCAAATGGGTTAGTCTCTGAAAAATCAAGAACATCATCATCCAATTGGTCAAATAGTTCATTTTGTGCAGACTTATCTAAGTCTGTAGTCGTTGTACTTGCGTCACCTACTATATAGGTTTCTTGTAACAAGTATGATTTATCACCACTGTCTGCTGAGTTTTCAAGAAGTATATTTTCTCCAGCAGAAGTGTCTTCATCTTCCGTAATTATTTGATCCCCATCAGTTTCCTCAAGTAGCACACCAAAGGTGTTGACAGTATCGTTGATTTCAATCCCTTCATTATAAGTAGAAGATTGTTCCAGTGTGAACTGGTATTGTCCAGTATCAGCAGATAGATCTGTTTCTATATTATCAAGAACTGTAATACCAGTGTCAATCGCTTCTTGACTGTACTCATATTGTTTACATCTTAATTTATATACAGGATTGTTATCTAATTGATGGAAAGGGTCATCATGATCAACAAAACTAACCTCAAAAAGTTTAGTAAGTATTGGTGAGTAAATAAGGTCACCCTCTTGTGGTCTATCTGCATCTGTGGTTGCAGTGTCATTAATAAGATAGAACTCACTACCACTTTCCTCTGATAATATAAAAGATGTATTATCATCTTCTAACATTATCTTATCGTCTGCGTCTGTTGATGAACTATCAGTCCCACTTAGTGTTACAAAACTTTGTGTGATTTGTGTTTCTAATCTAGATGAGGTTGTAGTCTGGTCTATTGTACCAGCTTCTAATTGTATTGAACCACCTGTAGTTCCAGTTCCATCCTCTAGTGTAATCTGACTATCAAGTTCTTGAAATCGCTTCTTGTTAACAACAAAGGTTATCTCGTTTCTGTTCTCTAATCCAAACTGTGTGATTATCTCTCGTTCACCAGCATATCCACCACTTGCGTCTTCAACATACATTTCTATAGGATGTTGTGTTGTAAACTTACTGAGAGAGTCCTCACCTAAAACATCATCTCTTGCAACTAGAGTTCTGTCAATGTAGTATACATCATGACCATATATCTGTATCGCTTCTTTGATTAGGTCACTATATAGATTTCTCTCTGCTTGTATTGATGCAAGATTATTTGTTTTGAATATTGAGTTGACAGCCATGACACTATCCCATCATATATTCTGGTGGTAGTTCAAATGCGAGTTGTATCTGTTCTTCTAGTCGTTCTATCTCTTGTTGTGCTTGAGAATATATCTCTGCACCATTCATCTCAACACCACCAAGTAATTGCACTCCTGTGAATTTGGATAGGTTTGCACCCCACTGTCTTTTGATAAGTGCAGTCGCATATCTCTTGAGATAGATATCATCAAAAATGTCTGGATAAGATGCTGGGTCTATTTTTCTGTAACACTCTATGATAAGAAACTCATCCACTGCAATATCATTTGCAAAATCCATATCTATGTACAAACGATTT